GTTTCGTTGTTGTTGGTAACGCAAGTTACCGGGCAGATTTATCTGCCCAATAAAAGGCGTGGGGCTTACCAACGGGAGTCAATAGTTTAATCACATTAGAGAAACCAAAAGCGTTGAATGAGGCGTTTTAGGTTTATAAGAAGATTGACGTAATGTAAGGACATTTGTGAATTTAGTAAGGACATTTGTGAATTTAGTTATATACAGAGTAAAGGGAAAAGAAAAAGAAATCTACATTGCCAAAAGCAGTTGTAATAAACGAGTCACGTATTGCGGATTATTGAGCAAAAAGTTGCCAGCGGTCTTGATTGTACCTCGAGCTATTTGTTTCACTCGGTTAATCATATTCTCATGATCTGGATTATGACTAAAGCATGGAGAGATACGAAGGACTGCTTGCAATTCATTCCATAAAGGTGTCTGTATGGGAGAAGGTATTTGACGGAAGAATTGGCTTTCTGTTTTGAACTCAACGCAAAGATCAACGTGAATGTGAAAAGAAGTAGGATTGTTAAGAGCAGACAAAACAAAGATAAAACGTGTCAGGTCAGTGTTAAAATTGGTTGGAGGACGAGGATATGTTTCAGATAAGGAGGGTAGCCAAAAGCCGTACATGCCATCCTTTGATGGTCCGGTCTTTTGATAAGCAGGGTTCAATTTCAGGATGCTGGAAGTGAGTTCTGAAGTGCTATCATAGTTAAGGCTTGAAAATGATCCTGGTTCAATACGACAGCCTGTGATCTGGCCGCCGGAGTTTAGATCATTCCCACGATAACTAATCAACACAGACATTGCTGTAACTCGCATCGAGCTAAAACCAAGCAAATCGCGCTGAATATCTTCAAGGTTAAAGATACTAAAAGCGTTGCTAATTCCGTCACCTGTGGAGAAGTGTGCTCCACTCAAAATGCACTCGAGTGCATAGGTGCCTTTCTTAACATTGTCAGTGCTGGAGATACGTATGTTGAGAGCATCATAAGTACGACCAGGGTTGACGAAATTCAATTCATCAATTTGACCAACATTTGCAACTAACAAGGATGAACCGATGGGCGTCCATCCAATAACATCACAATGAGCTTGTAATTTGACACGGACAGTGGAGATTGGGGTGCCAGGCAACCACTTGATTGAAATGGTGGTGTCATCAGACCAAACATTGTCACCATTGACCTTGATGATGGATTGGGCTCCAAAATCAGCGGTTGGTAACATTGCTGTTGAATCACCGGGCCAAGTTGCAGTCGCAAGCTTGATAACCATATCTGATTCAGTAATTGCACCGTCTCCTTGATGTTCATTAATTGCACGTAATGTGATAGTGCCAGTTTCAGGTCCACCTGGTGGGTGTGTCTGGCCTGGTTCACTAACATAGAGGGTCGACAACGGATCGGGATCGACGAAAACCACAATATCATTCTGACCACCGATAAAGTAATCTTGATCAACATCAGTGTCGAGCCAGAAGTGGCGCGTGTCTAAGTATTCTGATTGATCTGGAGTAGGGAATACAGACAGGGGCGCACTACCTGGTGCAATGATGTTTGAGATACAATCTCGATAGTATCGTTCGGTAGGGGTGATACTGGGATTAGGCATGCGTGGAACTTCAGAGACGTGTTGCTCACCGAAATTATCCAATCTTGATTCAATTTCACGTGTAAGTTTCTGAGAAATATTTGCATTCTTTGATTTCTTTTTGGACATGGGTTCCTTTCCTTTGGATTGACGTTTAGGTTGGGAAGACATTGTAAACAATTGATTGACTTATGCGATAAAACAAAAAGTCGGGGCCCCTGGCGAAACTTTTAGGTGTCGCCAACCACCGAACATTTTATAGCGTGTTCAGCGCTGATGATTGCGTCATCACTCGGCCAGTTTAACGTCATGGTCGGACGGTTCATTGCGTTTGATTAGATCGCTGCAGAGGTAGTCTTGTGCGGGAACTTACAAGACTTTCGTGTGCAAGGTGTCTCCTGCTTCCCTATGGAATGCATGAAGAAATCTTTGCAGATCTTCTCATGGACAAATTTGCATTGTTTCCCTCGCTTGCATCTGCCTTCAACAAAAAACCTACACACAGGAGTGTTAGATTTTTCTTTGACATCAGGGGCTTTTGTTATTGGTGGACCAATAACAACATTATCAACAGTAACAGCGATGACTTTAGGTGGTTCAGGGTCAAGGCGCTTTAATGTTGGGATCTGATCTAATGTTTCTATTGCCATAAGTTGGTCATACCAGTCACAAACAATCTTCTCTGGTAAGTCAACCTGTTGCAAAAAGTGTTGGAAACAAGGATCATCTCTGATGTTGTCGGGACGCGTGTAACAAGGAAAAACTGGTTTGCCGTGGAATTTCTCCTTTATGCTATCTGTCGTGTACTCTGTATTCTCCATCAATAGATTTTGCATAAAAGGTCTCCTTTCGATTACTTCGGTCTTACCTCTCTTAGTTATGTCAAGAATCTTTTCGGCGATAATTCCTACGAAGTTGTTGTTATCTGTGACATAATAAGAAACTGCTTTTCTCCATGCAGCAACGTCGGCGGGGCAGTTTGCTTCAGAGGAGTCGGAGAAATGCATCTTTGAGAGAGCACGATGTGGATCGAAGAAGCTGTGATTAGTTCTTCCAGCATTGTGATAGATTCTACCCAAAAAAGACAAAGGTTCATCAGGTCGTTTAACATTGGCTTTAATAGCAAAACCAAGGTCACCACATGTCTTTGCATAATTATCGGGACTAGGTGTATTGAGTAATCCATCATCACCAGCGCATAGGCCTATTCGCGCATAAGCTTCCTCAGGACTGAATCCCAGATTTCGAAAATGACAATATTGACAGAAAGCATGTTGAAAAGTGTTGTCCACCGAGGTGGTACCCGAGCCACTTTTGTTGGTATCATCTGTACAATATTGGATATTGAACTCTGTGCGAAACATGGAGTAACTTAAGGCGTAACGCAACTCACGGATCTCCGAAGCATGCTCAAGCTTGAAGAATCGAACGAAGACAGCAGTCATCAGGTCCACACCAAGTGTTGTCTGTGTACCATCATACTTACTGAAGTCTCCTTCGACAGTGTCACCAAAATTGGTTGCACGTTGAACAATCTCATAAACCTTATCAGAGATCTCTTCAGGAGTGTTGCCGAAAACATACCACGGGCAGTTTTGTTTTAAATAATCAACAAAAACATGCGAGAAGCGGAGTGTATTGACAACATGGAGGGGATCTACAGCTGATATATTCCGAGGATCTTTGATTCCTAGATAAGATTCTGTTTTTTGAAAAGCTTTATTTTTGTAACCAGTACCAATTCCATTAATAATCGAATTCTGGTACTTTTTCACTTGTGCTGGATTAGCACGCTCGAGAACTTCACTTTCATTCAAGGGAACATTGGTGTGTTGAATGTTGTCGGGAACGACAAGGGAGGCGAACTCGTTCATGTATCTCCAATACACAGGTTTGGGTGTAAAATTGGGCTCTTTTCTTAAACTAGACAATCTACCTGAAATACAATTTATATCAGATGATTTACAAGATGCAGGAACAAATGCAGCATCAATCATTGGGGGAAAAACATGTCTACCTTTCACTTTAGGGTCATCATAAACATCAGTGAACTCAGGCTTGTAAACCCTGGGCTCAAGAGCAGCAAAACTAGGTCGTACCACTGGACTCGATGAAGGTAAGCCTTGAAAGATTCTCGCAAGTTCATATTGTGTATCACCTGCATTCGGAGGAATTAGGCGATAGACGGAGCTAGAACTAACGTTTTTCTTTTCAATACTGTTACATTCAGCAAATTGACGATGAGTCATAACGTGTTGGGTATAAGCACCAGCGTTTGCAATGATCACAGTTTCACTAGTACTCAACATATTTATTCCTTCCGCAACTTTGGGACAAAAACGCGTTAATGGTTTAAATTGGGTAAATGACCACAAATAGCGTGCAAGAACTCCACCAGTAGAACATGGTAGAATACACACTATGGCACGATCAGGGCTAGTTCGTTTGACCTCGACATAGCAATGAACGAAACCCCAGTTAGTATTGAAAGTAATGTAATCTCTAGACCAATCCCAAATTTTATGTATATATGGGGCAGAACCTTGGTGACCCATAGTACATGTACCATCATTCTCGAATTTCATGGTGTAGGCTTTGGAGGCCACCGCCAGATTTTCAGGAATTATTGTGTACATGATGATTCCCTTTGCGCTTTTGCTCAACTGGGCGAATTCATCCTCTGTGAGAAAGTAATCAACGTCTATTAATTTGATGAAGTCATTATCAGTGGGCGCAACATCAGCATAAACTAGACGGAGATCTTTTTCATCATAGAAGTATCTCGTACCAGGAACGTAGTTCCAAGAATCTTTACTAGAACGTGAGATTGAATAGGTTCGAAAACCATTAGCATCAATAAACTGGTTGCAAAAATTGTCGGCTGCTGCGCGGCCTGAGGCTGCTTCAGCATGATGATTTGTAGTAGATGGAATAACAGAATTCAACTTTCTACTATTAAAATCAGTGCGAATGCTAGATACAGGCATTCGTGTGATCAATTTTTCCAATAACCAAGAACGGAGCGGTATTGGTAACCAAAGTGACAAACCAAGTGCGAAAATCCTGACCGCTAAAGGAAGGAGAAACACAAATGGTAAGACTTCGTATCCAGCACAAGCCAACGCCAAGAATGGCAAAAGAGCGATTAACGGGAGGCGAGTATACAAGGCACGGTATAATAAGCTGGAACCAATACAACACAAAACCATCCATATGGTAGACGCAATAGGCGACATACAATATTTAACAAGACCAAGGAAACTGGTCAAGTAATGGATGATTTTGAAAACAATAGTTGCAAACTCTTCACGGAGTTCGCCCATTGATTGCTTAAACATTTTCTGAGTGGTAAATTCTTGATTCCACTCAAACTGAAATTTTGGGTCTTCGGCACCGAATTCTGAAGAATCATTGCTGAA